GCTTTACCACCCACAATTACCCAAGCTCCGAAGATAACCAAATGTGAGTTAATCACTGAGCTCATATATCTGGATGTCGTAGAAAGAAAAAAACTAGAGTGTACAAAAACGGACTATGTCATAACCGAACTTCAAGAAGAAGAATTTAAAACGTCGGACGAACAAACGAATTCCATAAAATGTAAACTGAATTTTTCAAATCCTGTAAAGGAGATGTATTTCTTTGTACAGAGAGATAGACAAGCACATCAAGACATAGGTGTATTCACGAGTCCCTTAAATTATGATCCTATACGTTGGGTTGATTTTAATGATGAAACATCTAAATTTACTGTAACACCCGATCAACTTAAATACTTGACACTGGATCTTGACGGTTTAAAAATTGTGGACAATAATGTGGGTACTCCCCAATTTATGCGAGTATCTCAATTCATGAGACATCATTCAAATGTACCTAAGTTATCGAGAGTCTACATGTATAGTTTCGCTCTCGACCCAGAATCGTGGTATCCAACTGGACAGGTTAACTTCAGTTTAATAAAAGAGCAGATAATGAATTTTGAACTATGGCAGGCACGAACGTATGTAAATTCCGCTTGGTATTACTTTAATCGAGTCGTACGCATTTACGCGAAGAGTTACAATGTTCTTCGAGTAAAGGATGGACAAGCTCACACACTCTTCTAAACTAACAACGTGCAAATAATTTTGTTTTATTATCCCTAATATAATCGATGATGTTGTTCTTGATACACCATTTGATGAAATTCAACTGTGCGAGCGTCGTATGAATTTCATGAGATGTACCCGGAACTGTGTATGCAAACTTCTCAGACCTACAGAAGGGGTCGAAGAGTTTCTTACTGTATCCATCCAAGCTCGATTTGTAGGCACAGTGTACCGTGAAATACTTTCCGTCTTTCGTCGTGTATGAAATGTTATTTTTTTTGGAATAATTTGTGATGAACCATTCCAAGTTTCGTAGAGATATTCCACTTGACTTATCAAGAATGTTCAATAATTTAGTACGGTTTTCCTCTTGATTGTAGAATGCATTTATCGATGTTAGTAGGATACCACTTTTACTCATTACTAAATAATGACCCCAAATCTATAAGCTCCTTTGATTTTTCACAGCCCGGACAACCTCTAACATACATTTTTTCCGGGCCATGGTTATGTAGATTTGAACTTGAAAGAGACCTGTGTCTTATTTTTTCACCTTGGACCGTGTGATGTTTACAATAACCACTTCCACCCCCTTTGAAAAGACAACGCTGTCCATTCGACTTTGTACCCTTACATAACGACACATTCGCGATATGTGGGAGATCTCTTAAAAGTATGTCAAGTGAAATCGCATGTTTTTTAGATATTGTCTCAGCGTATTCACCCAGTAAAATACTCACGCGTTCATTAACTTCTTGTTCGACTAAATCAACAATTTTAGTGTGCAAAGTCATTCCTTAGTAGTTGATTGCTCGTATTTTTTAAATAGGTCATTAATGGATTCTGTTTTTGGTACCCTCGATTCTTTAATCCGTTCACGAAGTTCAGCAACTTTTCCGGAATGATCGAGACCGAGTTTCTTACACTCTTCGATGAGATCATCCTTCTTCATACCACTCAACGCTGGACCAGTCTCTTTCTTTTTGGGTTTGTGTTGAGATATGATCTCCCCAAATATGTCTTGTTTTGGGTCATCAAATAGCGGTTCAAGAAGATCACACACCGGATTTAGGAACTTGTTCATGAAATAGTAATGGTAATCAATTGGAATGTTATTCTCCTCCACATACTTGGGATCTTCAGCTTTCTCAAATCCCTTAGCTTTGGGATCACCTGTTTTCGTCAACAAAAATGGAACACGATCACCAGATTGTGGTTCAGAGCCGGGTTTTCTGTCACGCATCTTGTGAACAACTTGTACATGGGCTTGATTAATCTCACCAATTCGATGACCTGTGACGGATACTGGCTCTCCATCCACCTTGTAACTGTCTGAAAGTGACTTACTGAGTATCAATTTATCATTTGGTACATCACCTGAAAGAAGTTCAATCGCCCTTTCTTTGGCGAGTTCCATAGGCGGACCCGTATCAGGGGCATCAAGAACGACATCCAAGAGTTCTTTACATACTTCTCTCACATGCGGAGTGTTGTCTCTTCGAACAACCTGAAGTCCCTTGATATCGATGTAATCCATGTGCATCTGGTCATCCTTTCCCTTTGTCCACAGCTTGGCGGCATAACGCTTCTTTGAATAGAGAAAGTATGGCCAGTAAACCTTCTCAAGTTCCAAATTGTTTGGTTTCTTGAAAAGGGCGCTACACTCTTCAGCTGCACGCTCACCCACTTCCCAACTATACTTTACAGCTTCTTCACCCTTTCTGTCACCTACATCAAATTCAACCATAACTGAATCAGTGTCACCATACCTTACCTTCGCCCCTGGGAAATTCTTCTCGACATACACTTTAGTTTCCTCAATCATACCACGCCCCCTACAGGTCGTCGTTGACGCAATAGGAACACATGGAAGGATACCTTTACCAGCACCAGTGAAACCATACACGGAATTCATCGAAACTTTATACGCCAACTGTTTACCATTGTACACCTCTTTCATTCCACCAGTCGCAGCCGCCATATCCTTCTTTGCTTTCTTTCGAAACTGCTTGAGCTCTAGAAGAATTGCAGGTAAAAGACTAGGAACACCCTGTGCAAACTTATAGGTTCGATCACCAATGTTGAAAGTTTCGTACTCAACACCGGGCACGTTCCCATACTTTTTCTCATCCATCACATAAGTTGAATAACAAAGATTGTGTGCCATCATAATTGAAGGGTACAATGCTTCAAAATCTAGGGCTGTGATAGGTGTGTAGTACGCCCCCTTTTGTGCCTCTAGCACAGTCGCACCTTCGTAAGGTTCCTCGGGAATCGCTCCGTAACGAATCGTTGGTACCATGAATCCCAGTTCTCGAGCCTTTTTCGTGAGTTGACTAAACACCTTAATCTGCTGACCACGCTCAACCAGAAAACATAGAGGTACCCATGTCGCCTTGGCCATCTCCAGAAGGTTTAGGAGTGTACATAACTTCTTCAAGAGTTTATGTGGAAGTAGAGTATCCTTGATACAATACTCTGCAACCTCACCCAACTTTCTGGGATCACCCTCCTTGTATCGAGAAAACATCTCTTTAGGGGACATATCAATTTTCTGATCACCGAGATATAACTTTGAAACATTGTTCAAACTGTAAGAATCCAATTTGTATCCCTTCTTCACTTCATGGAACATATCGAAAATGAATCTCCCAGACATCGGGAGCAACTTCAAGAAGTTGTCCCCCAAAGCACTTGAACTCAATTTTTTTAGAGTGAGTTGACATGATTCGTCATTCAACCTTCCAAGTTTAAAAAAGTTTGAATTGCATCCACAGTGTCGTGCCCGCTTGTAAATATATTCAAGATCAAAACCAAAGATGTTCCACCCGGTAATGATATCAATATTCTTATTATGAAGATACTTCTGAAACGCTTCGAGCATTTCCCGTTCAGTGTCAAAACTTATGACATCAGGACCTTCTGTCTTTTTGTAACACAAACATACCTTTTCATATGGTTCATCTGTCCCAAATTTACACAGTGAAATAGCAATTTGAAAGCATGCATCACCGGGTACATCCGCATCAGGAAACTTACCTGTAGAACTGTTACACTCAATATCGAATGATCCCACAACGAATGGTGCAATATCATCTCGAGCAACGGACTTTAGAGATCTCCAATCATTACACCAAAGATCAATATCAACTTTAGCGAGGTGAGATCGTACACACTTGTCACCCGTATCAATCCACCCAGTTGACTGAATACCAGTTCGATGCATCAGGCGGAGAACTGGATCGAGATTGGACTCATACACCTTTAGCACCCTTGACCCAGAAGAAAGTTGTACGGGCTTTCTCAAAAATCCGTCGACACGGCGACGAGCTCCGAGGTTCGTGAAGTTGATCTTCATGAAGAGAAACTCTTCATTGTTTTGAAATCCCCAAACATCTTTGGACTTGGCCATAGAATATGAAATGACACATTCGGGACATTTTCTACAGATAAGATTGTAGATCTCGTTGATCGTCTGTTGTGACGTTCCGAAAGACAACTTGATAAAAAAGTACGGATTGAATGCTGTTGTGACACAGACAGATCTACCATCTTCAGTTTTTCCAAACACACTGATATGGTGTTCCTCTTCCGTGTCTCTAGGTTCCCATGTGAGTGCCTGAAACACGACCATATGTTTATATTCACCCAAATTTTTAATATCATTTACTAATAAATGTCTGCCGCTTTAATTGAGCTCGTGTCGGTGGGTGCCCAGGATGTCTACATCACGGGTGATCCCCAGGTCAGCTTCTTCCGTCAAAACTATAAGCGCCACACCAACTTTGCCATGAAGCCTGAGCGCATGGATTACATCGGCACCTTTGGTGCGAACAATGAAATTACCATCCCCATCCGCTCTAAGGGTGATCTCATGAGCTACATCTGGATCGAGTCTAACGGTATTGCCGGGGTTCAAGAAAATGCCACTGGTTTGTTTTCCAACACTGCTTCGAGCCCCACCGAATTCCAGTTATGGATCGGTGGTCAGCAGGTTTCCCAGTTGGATTCCCTTTTTATTCAGGGTGTTCACAATCCACTCATGCGTGACACCACCGCGAAGGCGTCATTGGCGGTCACAACCAACGTCAAAAAGGGAAATAATACAGGTAATCACTACATGATCCCTTTCTTCTTCGGTGAAGACTGGACCAAGGTGCTCCCCCTCGTGGCGCTTCAGTACCACGATGTCGAGATCCGTATCAAGTGCCGCAATGGGTACATTCCCACCGATACCCCCAGGGTATACGGTAACTACATCTACCTCGATACAGAGGAACGTAAGTTTTTCACTGATAACGAACACGAACTTCTCATCACCCAGACGCAGTACCAACTAGCCTCCAACACGGACACCGATTTCGATCTCAGCTATTTCAACCACCCCGTGAAGTCTCTCCATATCGTTTCTGGACAGGCTTCGGGTAGCAACTGGGCCGATGAGTTCAACTTCTCAACATCTTCTCTCTACATCAATGGTACCGCACTTTTCGAGAACACTTCTAACATCTACCACCACGATATCGTCCCCGAGATGCACTGTACAGATCTTCCCGATGACATTCTCGACGATCTTCCCACATATTCGTGGCCTTTCTGTCTCACCATGAGCAAGATGCAACCCACTGGTACTCTAAACTTCTCTCGTATCGATAACGCCAAGCTCAGCATCACCAACCCCTCGGGTGGTAACCAACTTCACCGTGTCTATGCGGTCAACTATAACATTCTCCGCGTGAAGAATGGTATGGCTGGTGTCGCTTTCGGCAATTAAGTCCAGTTGTCAATCAAAGTTTTCGTCTTTTCATACATTCTCTTCCCATAGAAGGTCTTGTCCTTCTCTCCCTCCCAAATTGTGAGTCGGTCCTCGAGGAACACCTTGAACGTATCCGAGTCACAGTTAGACTTGTATCGAACCTTTTCAGCCTTAAGTGCCTCCCCCATAGCAGCTAAACGACTATCCATTGAACGCTTAGCAAACTCAATAGGAGTGAGACGATTGGACACATCAGCTGTTTTCTTGTTCATATATATTATGGAAGCTCTTATTCTTTATTACTGTAAAGCGTGTAAGAGAACTTATGATGGTCACGCACAATGTTGTTTCGAGATGGAACATGTCGAAGTTAAAATCCCAACAGATACCAAATGATACCACTTATCATAGCCGGTGCTCTCACTGGTGCCCTCGCGTACACTTATATGGGACAGAACCTCATCTCCACTTCAGAAGCCAAACGCCTCATCAAAGAGGGTAAGATAAAGAAAGTCATCGACGTTCGCACCATCACCGAGTATCGTGCAGGACACTACCCCAAAGCACTTCATATCCCTGTGGACAAGATTAACGAGAAGACCACCACAGAACTTCCCAAGAAGGGTTTACTCGTCTACTGCAACACTGGGCAACGGGCCAGATTTGCAGCAGAGAAATTAGAGGAACTTGGGTTCAATGATGTCTACTACATCGCTGGAACGTATAGGGGATTACTTTAAATATGAGAGTAGCCAATGTATCCCTCCTTCTTTACAATCCCTGGTGGTAATGTAGTGATCATCTGAAGTTCTGTTGTGACCGCCGTCTTCACACCTTCAAGTGGTTGAGTCACCGGGGTCTCTTCCTCTTCCTCTGGTGTTTCAGGGGCGGGACCTGGGGCGGGACCTGGGGCGGGACCTGGAGCTGTCTCAGCTTCGACTGTCTTCTTATTACCGAAAATATAATTGAAGTTTGTCCCTATAACGAGAATGACGACAACTAAAAAGGCTTGAACGAGTCTAGTATTAACACCTTTCATTATACAGTAATACAATATTTTTTAAGACGCTCAAGACGATCAATTTCACGATTCCTAAATATCGTCAGTTGAACAACTTTACCCTCAAGTGTGACAAGTCCACTTTGTCTCAAAGATGTGACATTTTCAACCCGTACTAAATCGACCCATGACATCTTTGACTCGGGTGTCTTACTGTGGTGTGTCGCCAAGACAGCCGCATCTCTCTTGACATCCTTAGGAAGTTCCTCTCCCTCATAACACACGACAACATGAGCACCCGGGTACCCACTCACATGCATCCACCAGTATTTAGGGTCACTCGTATTCGTGAGTTGGTCGTTTTCTTTTGCGGATTGTCCAACTCGGATAGGTATATTACCGGATGCGGTGTATTCTAGCATTCTATTTCCCACTTACAAATAATATGCACGTCGTTCTTAAGCCCAGTCCTTCCGTAACACACAAGTATCGCGTCATCCTCCCGAGTAAAAGAGCCATCGATTTCGGACAGAAGGGTGTTCAATATTACACTGACCATGGTGATGCTCGTCTCATGCGTGCACATCTTATTAGGAAGGGAGCCGTCATTCCTAAGAAGTTGCGGATAGAAACCAACCATCATGAAATTCACAGAGGTATGCTTGCTATAGATGAAAGTGATAAGGAAGATTGGGAGGACTACTTCAGAGCGGACTATTGGGAACGATGGATGCTCCTGTCCTATCCAGATGTCAATAAAGCCAAGCTCTACATGACCATGACCAAAGGTGTCCTTTTCATGCCTCAACCAGAAGATTTATGGTTTTCTAATTGCCAGTAGACCCAAAACCACCTGAACCCCTCTCAGTATCCTCAACGATACTAATCTCTTCGATGAGGTGTGTCTCACACTTCTCGAGAACAAGTTGTGCGATGCGATCCCCCTTCTTTACCTCAAAGTCCTTTTCTCCATGATTGAAGAGAACGACTTTGACCTCCCCCGTATAGTCCGGATCAATGACACCAGCCCCGACTTGGATACCGTGTTTGACTGCGAGTCCCGAACGAGGTGCAACCCGCCCATAGACACCGTTGGGGAGTACCACGGCGATTCCCGTAGAGACGAGCATCCTCTCCGATGTCGGAATAACACAATCACAATTGCTATAGAGGTCGTAACCCACAGCACCAATGGAGCCACGAGTAGGAAGAAGAGCATCAAAGGAAAGTTTCTTAATTCCGAGAGTCATTATAGTTGAGTTTCGTCCATAATCTTTATGTTGTATGATGAACCTCTAGGTGAATCTCCCCTCTTTATCCTCTCTCTATATACAAGTTTCATTATAAATGTTGAAATGCAAGTCAACATTTATAATAAGATCATATTAATTTTGCACTCAAAGGGTTTCGAACCCTTGACCTCAAGCTTACTAAGCTTGCGCTCTACCACTGAGCTATGAGTGCAGGATGCTGAGAGCGGGGTTCGAACCCGCGCGTGCGTAGCACAGACGATCTTAAGTCG